AGGGTCCAGTAGAGGTGGAGCCCCCCACCAGAATCCACGATGGTCGGCAACGGCAGGGGCAGGGCCTTGCACACCCATACTACGTCCTGCAGCGCTTCCTTCTTGGAGCCATACTTGGCGGGGTTGCCAGCCTCCACGTCGGCGTCTACCCAGAACGACTTCTGCCAGCCGGCGTTGTCCTGCGTCCTGAACCGCGTGGGCAGTTCCTCCCTGAACGTTGAGCAAGCGTGGTACATCGTCCTGCCCGCTTGGTCGAATGCGACAGCCGCTACCGATGCGGCTGCTGTGTTCGCGTATTTGTGGTGGTACCAGAACAGCTTGCCACTGCTCTTGTTTGGCTTCAGTTCTGCGAGAGCGACTATCCCCTGGCCGGGGAGGATGCTACGTAGAAAAGCTTCTGTGTCCATGTTCTCTCCGGGGGGCGATGCTGCGATATGTGTTTATGTGTAAGCACGTTCACTTACCCATAACCCGCAGCAGGTCCCGGCGCACGTAGGCCGGCTGCTGCCGGCGCCGACCGTCAGGGTGGAATATGGGTTCCTTCACAACGACGCGCTCTCCACGCGTTGCCAGGGGCAGGTCTTTGTGCTCGTGCGCGGAAGCCAACTGGCGCAGCATCGCATGTACGCGATCAGCGATCAGCGTATGGGGAGAGGACCTCTTGTTGACCCACTTGGATGCGGTCGTCCGGGAGACGCCGCACAGGTGGGCCAGTTCATCAATGGTGATGCCCGTAATACGGACGACGTTGGCGATGTTGTAGCTAGTGCCGGAGAACCGCATGGTATACCTCTAGGGAAAAACAGGGGCCGAAGCCCCTGTCCGTGCTGCTGGTGGGCCTACTGCGCGTCGTCGTCTTCGAACCCGACGCTGGAGAGCATGGCGTCAAGCTGGGCGTCGAAGTCTTCTGCCACCTCAACAACCGCGGGTTCCGGCGCCGGCGCGGGTTTCGCAGCGGCAGCGCGGGCGGGTTTGGGTGGCGCAACGGGGGCAGTGGCGACTGGTGCGGCCGGCTCGGGCTCTGCTTCTTCCACAACAGCGGAAGTCGTGAACCCCGTGGGTTTGGCAGCAGGCTTGGTCGCAACAGCAGCAGCGGCGGCGGCAGCGCGCGGTACGGGCGGCTTGGCCGCCACCGGCGTAGCGGGAACCTCCAGCGGGGTGGTGAACTCGTCTTGCATCGGTGCAGCGTCCAGGCCCAGGATGCTGCGCACCAGGTCGCTGTCCACCAGCTCCGCGACCTTGTTGAGCATGGATTCCGGCAACGCGCCCACTGCCTTGAACGTCAGTTGCGGGTGAGCGACGGTGTAGTCGAACCCGATCCGGGTCCCCACCGTGAAGTACCGCTGTCCGCGCCGGCGGGCTTCCTCGCCAAAGGTCTTCAGGGCCGCCAGGGCGCCGGCCGGTACGCGCAGCAGCATGGCATCTTCCAGGTTGCCCAGGGGGGCGATGGCGATGCGCCGGGAGTCCTGGCATTCCTTGGTCTTCTTGCCGGTGTCGGAGATCTTGCTGCCCCACACGGCATGTGGGCAGGTTGCGCACTTCTGCGACTGCGGGGACTCGGCATCCGGCGCGGGCGACACGCCGTTGTCGCTGTAGCAGGTCGGCTTGTCTTCCGACCCTTCGACGTAGCCACTGGCATAGAAAATCTTCGACAGGATGGGGTTGGCCTTGATGATGACCACCTCCAGGGCGGCGGCGGGCGTGCCGGGTTCCTTCGGGTTCTCGATCAGCGTGCGCTCACCGCCGCGTTTGAGGTGGAAGACCTTGCCCTTGATGGAAATACTGGGGAAGCCGGCACCCACGCCACTGGAGAGGTCATCGTCAGAAGCAGCGAACATCGCTGCAATGTTGGCGGGGAGGTTGGCTTTTTCGAAGGGGATCAGGTTCATGGTGGTTATTCCTAAGTTGTGTAAGGGTAGTGCTTATGAGCGGCGGACGTTGACCGTCTGCTCCTCGCGCCAGTTCAGTCCGGGGGGGATGTCGCCATGGACTTCCCGGTACTCGGCCACCGAAGTCTTGTTTGCCTTCACATCGAGCAACTGGAAGGCGCCATTGGTGACGATGTGCTCCAGGAACACCGCGCGGTCTGCCACTGTAGCAGAAGTCTGGAGCGCCTTGTAGGCGGTCCCCGCACCATTCGCGGCCTTGATGGAGTCGATGCCAAGCTCCTTGAACTTCATCAGGAACACGGCTTCGATCTTCTCTTGGCGGGCCTTGTCGGCCTCGTCCGCCGAGACGTAGTCCTTCTTCCGGGCGGCCCGGCGATCACGGATAGCGATGTATGTCGCTACCAAGTCACTGAGTGTCATTCGATTTCTTCTCCTGTTTTTTGGTGAGCCACAGGTCGATTTCCTCCTCGGCCCAGGCGACGTGGCGTTCGCCTATCCGGTACGGCTTGGGGAAGTCGTGGTTACGTGTAAGCAGCTTGTAGAGGCCGCTCCGCGTGATGTCGAGCTTGTCGGTGACTCGCTGCGCCCGAAGTAGTTGCATCAGTATATGAACGTGTTTACATGTTGTCAAGTGCCCACGCGTACCAGCTTCGGTCCCGCATAGGTGCCGGCGTCCAGGGCGTTCATGACCTCCTTGGCTTTGTCGTGCACCAACTTGTATCCGGCCTTCGTGCGGGGACCTGCAACGCGGACCTTGGCTTTCGCCGGGCGCATACCAGCGGCGGTACTGGCAGCTACCCAGGCAAAAACGCCCACGGAAAACGTGGCGGCGTTGCTCTGCAGTAAGAATGCCCTGACCGGCATTTTGAAGTCGTGTTCACCAATCTTTCTTCCCACTGTTTTCCTTTCAGTCGTGTGAGGATGCTTCAACCATGTCGAGCAAAATGCCCTGCATGTCCTGCTTGTTCTTCAACCGGGTGTACATCTTGCGCTCCAGTGCAGTGCCCTCGATGTTGATGATGAACTGCGTGTTCCGCTGACCGGGGCGGGTGATGCGCCCGTTGGCCTGCTCGTACGTATCGTTGCTGTTGATGGGAGCAAACCAGATGACCGTCGACGCCTCGGTGAGTGTCAGACCGTGACTCATGGCCATGGGCTGCGCGACGATGTACCGGGGGTACTGCTCCTTCTGGAAGCCATGGAAAATCTCGTCCCGTTCCCGCTTCGGCACGTCCCCGTAGATCATCCCCACATGCTCGTGCTTCCCGCCCAGGTACGAGGGGTTCAGTTCCCGCTCCAGGAAATCCGCCAGAACCCGCACCGCCGACGTGAAGGGTACGAATATGATCACCTTGGTTCCCGCTTGCTCGATCAGGTCCTTGACCAACTGCATGCGGTGGGTGGCAGGGATGCAGACCTCCTCGCCGTTGGTGCCGTAGGCGATGCCGCAGGCGATCTGCACCAGTTTGCTGGCCTTCACCGCCTCGTTCACCGCCAGGATGCGCCCCTCGGCAGCGTCGACACAGAGGTGCCGAAGCATTGCCTTGTACGCCTTCTCCTGCTCCGGTGTCAGGGCCGCCTCGACCGTTTGGTAGATACATGGAGGAAGGTCGATGCAGTCCTCGCGGGTGTAGCGGATGGCCGGCTGCATCGCCTTGTACACGATGTCCATGGCGTCTTCGCGCTGCAGGTAGGAGAACTGCCCCACCTTGCGCATGACCTGTTCCTTGAAGCGCCCGAAGTACGGGCTGACGTTTCCAGGCACCAGCAAGCGGCACTGCGCCCAGGCGTCGGTTGGAGCGTTCGGCGTCGGCGTTCCCGTGAGCCCCCAGATCAGCCGGGGGACCTGCTTGTTGCACAGGGTGTTCAGCGCCTTCCAGCGGTCGGCGCCCGCCGTGCGCGCCACCTGGGACACCTCATCGACGATCACCAGGTCGATGTCGAACCGCGCGACCATCGCCTCCAGGAAACCCTTCGCCTTGATGCCATCGTGGTTGATGAGGTACACGTCGGCGTCGGTCTTCAGGAGCTTGATTCGTCGCTCGCTGGACCCGTGCAGGACGGCGAACGTCAGGTGGGGGAAGTGGGTGTAAATCTCGTCGCCCCATACCCGCTCCAAGGTGGAGAGTGGTGTGACGACCAGGGCCTTGTGGACACGGCCCAGCTTGCGCAGGTAGTCGTAGGCCCACAACGCCGCGAGTGTCTTGCCTGTGCCAATGGCATTGAGTACGAATGTGTTGCTGTGTAACGTGAGGAAAGCCGCAGTTTCCAACTGCGCGTAGAAAGGCGCGTACTGCCCGGACCACTCGTAGTAATACCGGATGGGCGATGGGGCCGGCAGCCCCAGGTTGCGCAGCACCCGCACCTCGTCAATCTTGTGAGGGACCGCCACCAGGTTCTGCCCCTTGTGGGTGATGACCTTCGCGGTGGGGATCACATTGAGGACTCGGGCGGTGTCGCGCACCTTGATGATCAGCACCCGCTTGGGGCGGTAGACGATCATGGGCTAGACCTTCTTGACCTTGTAGCCGGTGCTCCCCTTGCGCCATGCTGAGTTCTGCGACTCGGGGATCGCCCGGACGTTGCTCTTGGCGTTGGTGCCGCCGTTGGCCACGGGGGTCTTGTGGTCCACGTCGACGTTGCTGGGCAGGTTGCCGTGGGCCTTCTCGTACTCACGCCTGGCCTTGTTCCTGGCGCTGCGGTTGGCGATCTGCTGGGGAGTGGACTCGTACGCCCCCTCCTTTTTGTAGTCGCGCTTCGATGCTGGGTTACTGCTCATTGGTTGCTCCTTGCAGTTGCATTTGCAGCGTACATGCCGGGCACACTCCGGCCACCAGGGGGTCGGCCCACTGACCGCACAGGTCGCAGTCGCCGGTGAAGCTGGCCTCCAGGCATTCCATCACCTCCTTGTCTATCGCCTCCAGGCGTTCCAGTTCGGCCTGTGCGTAGAACAGAATCTTCTTGATGTCCCGTGCTTCAGGGCTGTGAAAGACGTTGCCATAACGATAGCACGCCCTGAAAATTTCACCAATCTGTGCGTTCATGTTCTTGGCGCTGATCAGGTGCTGCAACTCCGTAGCGCCTTTCGGAAGTTCGTAGTAGCTCGCCGTGGAGCCATCGCTTTGTGCTTTCATTACACCTCCATGTGATTACGTGTAAGCCAGTGCAGTAGCGCACCAAGCCCGGATACGCCGACCACCTCAAACACCACGCCGCCGGCAGCAACAATCTCGGCCGAAGTGTTCTTCTGGCGTGGCGTCATCGTCTTCCCGTCCGCCTTCGTCTCCACCGCAAAATACTTCCCTCGATGGCAGCCCACGAAGTCCAGCGTCGGCGCTCCCATCCCGTTCTGCACTGGGCAGTGCCAGTACGCGCCGTGCACAGCCAGCAGGCTCCGCACTGCATCCTTCACCTTGCCCTCTGGTGTCATTCAGACCTCCTATAAGAAAAAGCCGCGATACCTTCATGCGGTGCCTAACTACTGCCAGAAAACTCACACTTTGCCCTCGGCACCGGACAATAATTCCGGCACAGCCCTGATGGCCTGGGTTCCCAGCGCTGCTCCTTGACCGCCACCTCCAGGTGCGCCACCCGTGGAAGGAACGTCCCCCAGATGTCCCCGACCTGCGCCCGGCGGTACGTCTCCGTGTCCAGCTTGCCAACGCCTGTCCACACGAACCCGGTTACCACCGTCTCCACGGTGGGGTAATGGGCGAACGTCATCGCGGCGCTGAGCTTGAGTTGGTCCGAGTTGACCTTGCGCTTCCCGGTCTTCCAGTCCAGTAGCAGCGCCGATGTGTCGTTCACAATGCCGGCGTCCACGATGGTCCGACACCACACCGTGCGGGCGAACCAGCCCACTGGGTTGAACGACTTGTCGATGGC